CAACGGCGGACACGATAATCACTAACAAAATTGGAACTTCCATAGTAATCTCGAGGGTTAAGGGGCTTTAGTTGTTTAACCTAAGGGGTAGAAGTAATCAGCCAGCTTATTATGAAGGGAACACTCTTCCCAGAGCAAGGTGCCGTAGTCGTCGAAGCCCTTTTCACAGGCACGTTCGCTCTCATTTTCGAGTCGGTGCGCTTCGTTACGAAGAGCTTGTGCAACTCTGAGTGCGACTTCGGGGGTGATCTCATACTTTATCGTAGATTTGGTCATAAGTGAAAAGTTGTCAGGACTTTCCCTCTAAGTCGTCAGCAATCTCTGTCAAAGAGGTCGTACAGTTTGTGATCCCGCGTATAAACTCGGTTTTTGGTTTGTTATTGAAAATTCCAATTTCCCTCTCCCACTTGTCTGAAAGACGGTGTAGGGCAGCGGCCAACGCTGTGCGAAGGGTATCCTCGGGGATCTCAAACTGCTTAAGTGTGGATTCTGCGGCGTCGTACAGCTCTTGAGCGTTGGGACACAGTTTAGAGGTGTTCATGGCTGTTGGCCAAAGGTGGGTTAACTGACTCTACTATACCGCTTTCTGCCCAATAAAGCAAGGGCGGGAAACCGGCCCCAGCTCTCCAACTATGTACAATTTCACGGTAGGCGCACCATAGCTTAAAGCTTAACCTCCAACGTAGTCTACTCACACCCCTGAAACCCTTTACAGGTGCAAAGTTCGGGCGATCGTAGTAGTTCACTTCCGGGAAGCTTAAGTCCGAATCCACACTTATGCTGTACCCCCTCATGAAGGACTTTTGTGTTTGTGCTTCAAATAGTTTCACTGCTTTGTCGATTCCTTCGCAGTAGCACTCGAACACCGGTTGAGGATTGGACCGGTAGTAAACTTCTGACCCATCACCGTGCGGGGATCCGTACCAAAATTGGTATGTTTTCATGCAAGGTTGGCTCATTCCTCCAGGAATCGATCCGCCAGAGCAGCTGCAGCATCGTCTGCCCTTTTCGCTAGTTCCCTCAGTTCGAAGTCAAGAAGTGCATGAGGTCCACTCTCCCGGATAAGGTGGAGGTAAATTTCCGTAGCCAGGTCCATGTAACGTTCGTCGGTGAAGCTTGCCATTTTGCTTAGGGTGCAACAAAGGTTGGGGTGTTACCAGTGGATGAGCTACAAACGGGTCTTACAGGGGGCCTCAACGGTTCACTTGGTTAACAAGAACAACAATTAGCCAACCGACAAGGATAATTGTAACTAAACCTAGGGGGATAATAGTTGGCAGGAATACTTGCCACCAATGCCAGCTAATGTAGCCGGTTAGCTTTAGACCGATAAACAGAATCTGGAGCATTCCGGTGAATGAAATACCGCCAGAAGTGGAAGATGAAGATGAAGACATTTGTTTAGGGTGCGGATTGTTTAGGTGGGACAGGAGCCGTATCAGTGCCCCTCAAACTCAACAATGGGGTACAAAGTGCCACCGCAAAACCCATTAACAAAGGCAAACAGGAAAATGGCGTGTGGGAACATTAAGCTGCCGAGTGCCCCAATGCAGGGAGTGGCTAGAAGGTTGAAATAATTGAGTCTCATGGCCGAGTGGTTGTGTGTCTTTGCGAAGTTACTGCGGAGAGCTAACGCCGAAAAGGTGAAGACCAGAAAGCTCTTGATACCACCACGTAGATAACGAGCGTGGATGTAACACCGATGAGACCTAAAAAGGTCACAAGGTTTCCACTAAAGTCTAAAGTGTCAGGCATTGCAGGGAAGTTGGTTGGGGTAGCGTTGCGAAGCAGCCTAGAAACGATCAAGAACGAACTTAACCTCTTGTAAAGAGGTGGTGTTGGGGTCCACAAACTCAGCGTAGACGTAGTCTACAGGCAATTCCATCTCAGATGCAAACTCTTCGCAGAGTGCAAATTTAAGCTCGTCTTCCTTCTGAGCTTTATCCTCAAAGAGGTCAAGGGTGGACTTTTTCACAGTCGGTTGCGTAGACTGAAGTAACTATAGCGGTTATGCGCCGCAGAAACAAGCCGGGAAACCGCCCCAGAGAAAAGGGGAATCCACCCCTTGCCTCCAGGTCGCAGGAGCCAAGGGCTAGTGATCAGAGATCGTCGCAGCGGTTTCTCGATGCTTCACGCAGAGAAATCTCAGTCTCACACTCGTAAAGCCTTAACAAAACGTCCATGTTCAACTTAGCTATCGCCGTCGGGTTCAATCTTTCGGAAAATGATTCGTCCGGCGAACACCTCGATTCCGAGCGTGTCTCCTTCTGACCAACCAACTGCTTGAAGGATCTCTTCAGGGAAGTCAAGAACGAGGTTATCATTGTCATCGGAGGAAAGTTTCGTTGTAAGGTTATCATTATTATGCTCAAGCATTGTTTTCGATAATTTGAAGGTCCAACTTAGGGTTAATCATGAGGAGGTCATTTCTCATATTTTGTAGTTTGCTTCTGTACCGGGAAGTTGACGGCCACTCTGCATGTGTCTTCACTATCTGGTTTCCCTCGATTTCAACCAACTTTAGGACACCTGGTGGGAAGTTTCTTGGTGGAATCATTTTATGCCATGGCTGACGGACCAGGCCATCGCGGCTTGCAGGTCTACTGAAGCCGAGGGTTCGTGCAGCCAGCGCTCATTGGATGGTACTGCAGGCGATGCCCACTCGTGCAGAATTCCCTCTGCAGGCCGAATCTCAGCCTTTTCGACACCTTCGCCATTCTCATGCAGAGAGCGGGTTGCACTGGCCACTGTGAAGAACTTCTTGCCTTTCACGTTCCATCCGAAGCCATCCCACACTCGGCCATCAACACGAACAACCAGATACATAATAGTTCTCGAGTAGCTGGGACTAGCTTAGCGTTGCGACACGCCGGTAAAGGCTCACATTCCAAGGTAAGCTTGAAGGAGGTATTGGTCCGTAAGAACCGCGTCAGAGATGCCCTGAATGCGATTGGACAGTGCGACTAGGCGGGGGTCTCCATCGATTCCCTCAACAAACTCGAAGAAAAGGGCCAGGGTGGCGCTCAAGGACATTAAAAAGTCAAGGGAAAGTTCGGCCAGGAAGCGGCAGTCGTAGTTCTGCATTGAGATTCCAGGGCCGCTGAAGAGTGCGAAGTCAGGATTGTGCTGAAAGGCTCTTAGGCTCTCTACAAGGCCATCAGTTTGTTTTGAAAGGTCTGTGTAAATTCTCTCGAAAAGAAGGTGGCACTCGTAGAAGTTTGGCCCCCTTACGTTCCAGTGCGACATGCGACTTACAATTATCGCGTCATTAAGTGCCTTAAAGGTCTTATTTGCATATACCGTGAAATTTTCTTCCATTGTGTTCCAGTGACTCGACTAAGTTTTACCCCCTTTTCTGTGTGGTGGGAACGGTTCACACCCCCAGGAAATCAGTACTTAATTGTCCAGTCTCCCTTCGACCCCTTCATTATTTCAAAGTCAAACTTTTTGGGCTTTTCAGAGTCCGTGTTGTCAAAGAATTTACCGGAGAAGGACTTTCCGTCGGGGGACTGTAGGTAGCTGTTACTTGCGTTCGGGGGATTTCCGTCTTTGTCCGTAACATTTGACACACCGTCGAGGTAGACAGAGGAAATTACCTTTTTAAGGAAAAGCTCTATCTTGTTTGACATGTTGCCCGTTTCGGCAAAGCTGAGATCAAAGTCGAGTTCGCTGAAGCTGAGACCCTCGCCGCAAGAGTCGTGGAGAAGCTTTTCTGCCTGGACTTCAAGGATGCTGTCTTTCGCGGGCCAATCCGAATCCTGAGTGTAAATTAGACGCTCAACAACCTCGGAAAATTCCTCGTAGGTTTTCTCAGAGAGTGTGACACGGTTGAGTAGATTCAAGAGTGACACAGAACCGTCGGAGTAGTCGTGGGAGAGGCCCTCAACGTAGCTGTTCGGAATAGAAGCAAGGTCCCCCCTCGAAGCTTCCCACAGCATATCTGCTACTTTTCTTGCGTTATTCTCAAAGTTTTCGTCCCTTGCGAACGAGGGATTGCGGTCCATGGCCATTATCGGTTGAGTGATTCTTACAGATTATTTTACCCTTTGCCCCCCTTTTTTTTAGACACTCAAAGTGTACCAACCTTTATCCCACAGACTATCCAAGTCGGAGAATATCCGAGCATACTTCTTTCCGCACGCGTCAAGGCTGTACTTTGCTGCCGAAATCTCGTATATCCTCTTGCGGTCCAGGCTCCCTGCGCTTTGCAAAGCATTCACCCAATCTTGGAGAGTGTGACATCGAAACCCGGTAACACCCTCGATAACGGTCTCTGTGAAAGCACCGTAGTCGACGGAGACTAACGGAGTACCGCATAACATTCCTTCGACTCCGGAACCGCCAAACGGCTCTGTAAAAATAGTTGGCATTAAGCAGGCACGTGCGTTTCTCAGGAAAGTACTACGTTCTTTGCCCTTAAGTGGTCCTACGTACTCAATATTAGGGTGTTCCCAGGGTGTTGGGTCTCCTTGGCCAGCTAGGCGGATTTTCCACGGGCTGTAGTCTGCGAGTGCCTTGATTGTGTCAAGACCTTTCAAGGGGGTTATTCTTCCCAGGAACGCGAGATAGTCGCCGCTTTCGAATGAGGGTTCCCACTCGCTTGTGTCAAAATAATTGGGAATAACCCACTCGTAGTTCTCACCGTTTCGTCCCTCTTTCCCTTGGTGATAGTGCATCCAGGCGTATGATTCAAAGATTTTTTTCGTTCCAACCAGGGTTGTAGGGTAGCCAATACCGGTTTCAACGTGTGTGTTGGACGGGAACTCACTCAGTAGGGTCGAATGGGCGTGGCCGAAGGGGTGGCAGATAATGTCGCGGGGTTTTACACGGTCGTGAAGCGAGGGAATTAAACGAGACTCGAATAGTCGGTGACCCTCTGTTCCAATTGTGGCGTCGTCTCCGTGGAAGCTCCGGTTGTCGCGGTTGCCGTATAATCTGTCAAATTCATCTGCCGTTAGCATTGTCACATGCTCAGAGGCGTTCGCCTCAGAACCGTAGTTGGAATACTCAATAACATTGTAACCCTGTACCATCATCATTTTCGGAAAGCGCATAGCCTTTCCGGTGAACGCGCAGTGGCTATATTGTTGGGTGGGCAGGGTGTGAAAAATTCCGATGAGGTGGAGAGTTGGTTTCATTTTATTTATGGTGTTACCCCTATAGAACTAGTATAGCGTAAACCTGCGGACGTAAAGAATTTACGGGAGGGTAGGGTTTTATGCGCTTGTCGACCCCTGGACGATCGCCGCAATCTGGGCTCGGGTCAGATCAGAGGCGGGCTATTGCGGTAGGGATGACTGGAGGGCAAATTGGCTTGAAGCCCCCACTCGTGCGCGAGGTATCCTTCAATATTCAAAACATCTTGGAGAGTGGGCAGAAAAAGCGTAATTATCACCTCTGAAAGTTTCCCCCGCCAGCCCCGGTTGGTTTCGGCTCTGTCATTCCCTATCCACATTGTGCTTTTGTTGGCATTCATTGTAACCTTGTCCGCCCACAAAAATGGGGACGAAATCGTGGGCAGCGGGGTTGTAATGGGATCGTTGCCATTTAGGGAGACCTGACGCGCCCCAAACCACTGGTTTGAGACCTCCGTAAGAAAAAGATCATTATTCCCAGAGAACGGAAATGACAGTATTCCGCTGTAACCTGTAAACGGATTTGGGCCTTCCCACTGAGCAACACCAAAGCTTCTGACCGGGTTAAATGCTGCGCCCGTCCAGGTCATCCTATTGTTATTGATCGCGGCTCCCCAATTCATCGTGGGTCGATTATTGAGCCCGTTTGCAACATAGGTTGGTCGCTGCGTAGAAGTTGCAGTGACATGTCGCCCACCGCCGCTCTTGTCTCGCCAGTCGGTGACTGCGCTGGCGGTCACCGTTGTGTAAGTGGACGGGTCGGCGGCGGTGAGCCAAACCACAGACGTGCCAAACACCGTAGGGGTCCAGCGGGTACCGCCCCCGCTGGGGGGCCTTCTCCGTTGCACAGTAATCACTGGTCGCACCTCGCGGTTAGGTTTTCCATCGGCAGGGGTGATCCAAGGGGGTGGAAGACGTATTCCATCACTGCTCGATTGCATTAACCCAACCCGAAATGGTCTCCCCTGTTTCAGGGTTAACTCCGGCCATTTTGCTGAAAGGCCAGTCGTCTATGTTACCGGACTCTCCTGCTTCTTCAATTGTAGCGTATAATTGTGCAAGACGTGCGTCGTTATGAAAAGACGCTTGAAGCAACCTTTCATGACGTTCAATTAAGGATACGTAGTGATCCAAAAGATTATTGGCGGCCACCTGCTCTTTTGCGTAGTTTAGCTTTTCGGTGTAACCGTTCTCCTGAGGCCACAATTGAGCGTTGTTTTGATCAGCGTACCCCTTGGCCAGTGCCCTCAGCTCAGCTTTGCTGCGTCGCTTAAGCGTTCGGGTCTCTTCGTACGTCCCTTGAGGGTGGCCGACTGGCGGTTTCGGGGAAATAGGATTTAAAGCTCGACCGCTATTTTCACTGTCAACAAAACGCAACTCAGTGTCAAATGGCGCTGCAAAAAATGGAACTACCCTAAAAAACTCCTCATTAAAGTCATGAACCTCGCCTCTGAGGGTGGGCCAACGATTCCCGCTAGGGTTGTTGATTTGCCCATTGCTAACGTTCACAAATAAGGCAACGCTCTGGCCTTCATCTGGGCCGTCGGAGAAGTACTCGACGCCAGTCGTAGGATTGATAGTAGTGTTCATGAGATCAGGTGTAACGAATGGTTGCGGTGAAAATGTGACCGGACGACCCGGTGCCAATCTGAACTAGGTCGACGCCTAAAGTGTCCCCGGCGACGAGAGTTAAAGGCGGTGCAAGGGTGCCACTAACGTCTACGTATATGCCCGTGGTTGCAGGTAAAGATGCGTTAGCTGTGAGTAGGTTGGTTCGAGTACCACTGCGACGGGCGTAGAACATCGCCTGACTGCTGCCACTGGTTGATGGCGCGGTGGGATTAAGCTCCCAAAAAGCACCCGCCACAGTACAAGAACGTTGCACTGTCGTCTCAACATAGTTGGTAGCAGGGGTGGCGGTTTCGCCTTTGTTGCTGATAACAAACTTAAGGGTGTCGGTGAACTGCAGGGAACCAGCGTTGATTGAGAGGCTGCCTCCCAACGCGGCTCCAGCAGGTGAACCAGCGTTGTTGTAAATTACTTGACCCGTGGAACCGGCGATGGGGCCAGTTGCCCCCGTGGCTCCATTTGTCCCCGCCCCTGTTGCCCCAGTAGCCCCAGCTACTCCAATGCCTGTCGCCCCCGTGGCCCCCGTGACCCCGCCTATTCCCACCCCGGTTGCACCAACAGCCCCAGTTGCTCCAATCGTTCCTGCTACTCCCGTCGCCCCGGTTACTCCGGCTCCAGTTGCTCCAACAACCCCTGTTGCTCCAGTGGCCCCAGCTACTCCAACGCCTGTTGCTCCAGTGGCCCCTGCTACTTCAGCCCCTGTTGCACCAACAGCCCCTGTTGCTCCAGTGGCCCCAGCTACTCCAACGCCTGTTGCCCCAGTGACCCCTGCTACTCCAGCCCCTGTTGCACCAACAGCCCCTGTTGCTCCAGTGGCCCCAGCTACTCCAGCCCCTGTTGCACCAACAGCCCCTGTTGCTCCAGTGGCCCCAGCTACTCCAGCCCCGGTTGCACCAACAACCCCTGTTGCTCCAGTGGCCCCAGCTACTCCAACGCCTGTTGCTCCAGTGGCCCCAGCTACTCCAGCCCCGGTTGCTCCAACAGCCCCAGTTGCTCCAATCGTTCCAGCTACCCCAGTTGCTCCTGTTGTTCCCGCTCCTGTTGCTCCAACAGCCCCTGTTGCTCCAGTGGCCCCTGCTACTCCAACGCCTGTTGCTCCAGTGACCCCTGCTACTCCAGCCCCTGTTGCACCAACAGCCCCTGTTGCTCCAGTGGCCCCAGCTACTCCAACGCCTGTTGCTCCAGTGGCCCCAGCTACTCCAGCCCCGGTTGCACCAACAGCCCCTGTTGCACCAACAGCCCCTGCTACTCCAGCCCCTGTTGCACCAACAGCCCCTGTTGCTCCAGTGGCCCCAGCTACTCCAACGCCTGTTGCTCCAGTGGCCCCTGCTACTCCGGCCCCTGTTGCACCA